ACTTTTGGAACGCGTCGATATCGTCGCGGTAGTTTTGATACAACAATTGTTTTTGTTGTTCCAAACTTTGGCGCGTTGCGTCATCCTTTTCCGCGTCAATGCGTTTGTTCAATTGCCGCAAATCTTCCCGGAATTTCAAATCTAATTTGTCGGCTTCGGTTTTTGCGCCCGCCATTTGCAAACGCAAGTTTTCCGATTCAACCATTTCCCGGCGTTTGTCGCGTTGCGCCTCAATTTCGCGTTGCGCAATTGCGTTCACCTGATCAAGGTTTGGTTGCAACAAATCGTTCAATTCTTTTTGTTTGTCTTTTAGTTTTTCCATCGTCACGCCCTGCAATCGCAGGAACGTGGCATCAATTTCCGCGGCGGTCAATGGAATACCGGCCAACCGTTTGGTTGCAATTTCAAACGGATCCGCTTCGGACAACAACGCCATTTGCGCGTTCACGTTGTCCAATTCGGTTTGGTACGATTTCACGCGTGACAACGCGTCATTGGGCAATAGGTTTTCCGAAAACTTTTTGACCTCTTCCGCGCCGGTGGTCAAATGACCGATGACGAATTCACGGATTGCTTGGCCAAGGTTGTACGCATCCATTGCGAGTTGTTTGAAAATGGCCAATTTGCCGAACGCGGCAAAAAGTTTCGTGGCCTCTTTCAAATCATCGTTGAAAAACTTGGTGAACGCGTTTGGGCCGCCAACCTGTTCCCCGTTTTTCGCAATGTCATCGACCGCCGCGGCGGTTTCTTTCGTCGCGGTTGTGGTTTGCTGTTGAACCGCCAAACCCTGTTTTTTCCAATTGACGATAGATTGTTCATCGGTCAATTGTGATTTGCGCAACGCAAACAACGTTTGTTGGTATCGTTGTTCCTCGGTCAATGTGCTTACGGTTTGATCACCCGTATTTTTCGCAACCGCGGCCAATTGCTTTTTGGCCTCTAATTCCTGCTCCACCAAATCAACGATTTGATTTTGCAATGTGGCGCGGTTGCCGTCCGCCCCGCCCGGTTGCGCGGTCGATTCAATCGCGGCGGTTTGCGCCTCCACATTCGATTTGGCCGCGGCCATGCCCGCATCCAATTTGGACGTGTCAACGCCCAATTCGATGTTCGCCGCACCGATGGTTCCGCCGCCACCCGTTGCCATGTTGCCCCCGGTATTACGTCACCGTGAATGTGGTTGCGTCATTCAAACGCAATGAACCCGAAACCCGGATAGGTTGGCCGGGTGAAACCTCAATCGACAACGATTTCAAAAACGCCTTGGCGTTGTATGCGTGCGTTGTCGCGCCAACAAACGTGTTGAACACTACCGCGACATCCGGCACACCGTCGCCGTCGGTGTCCCAATCGGGCGTTCCGATTGCGCCCGTTGTGGCGCGCACCAATGGCGGCAATGTTGATCCCACGGTTTCGGTCAATGACCCCGTGCCTTGGAACGTATACGCCAACGCCTGTTTTTCGGGTTTGCGGATCGGGTTTGAAATTTGCGTGACAAACGCGGATCCGCTAAACGCCGGATCACTCGCGCCATCTTCCGTGATTTTGAATGTTGCGGTTGCCGCGGTTGCGTGCAATGCCGACGGGACGCGATATGCCACGGTTGTATTGTCATTCACCGCATGCGCGGTGTACGAACCCGACCATTGGTAGATTCCGTTCGGCATATATCGTTTGGCCGTCGGCGCGGTGGCGTTGAATGCGGTGATTTCGATTTCGCCGAAATCAACATCCAATTTCCAATCCTGCACATATTGAGCGTACCCGTTTGATGAACCCCATGTCACCAATCCGCTGTTGCCCGTGCGCGGCGCGGTCTTTGGGAAATGCCCGGTGAATGACATCGTGCCGGATTGCAAACCCATCATGCGTTCAACACCCGCGCCCGATCCGCTCAATTCGGTTATGTCGAATGATTCGTTTTCGATTTGGAATGTGACCTCTTGAATTTTCAGCGCGGTTACCAACAACCGATTCAAATCGGTTGCGGATGTCACACTCGCCAAGGTTGCTGTTGATCCGGTGATGATGTATGGCATTTCGATTCCCTCAAACGTTCACGGCCTGATTTCCAACCCGGCCCGCGAACGTCACGGTTGCCGTGTTTACCTGCAACGATTCACCGGGCGCAATGTCCGAACCTACCAACGTCCACCGTTCCGACGTTGCGCCCTGCACGTTTGTTGTTCCCAAACTTGGCAACGCCAACAAATGGTTGTGAAACCCATACGTTGGCGTTGATCGGTTGCCGGATGCAATCATGGCATCACCAATCAACCGATCAATCAAAACCTCAATGCGATCCAACCCGCGTGCGTCTTCATCATAAACGGTGAACGTCAAATTGCACACGCCCTCAATGCCCGTGAAATTGTTGTCCGCCGTCCATGTGATTCCGTAGACAATGAAAGGGAACACCAATGCCGACGGGTTGCCGCGGTTGAACGCAACACCGCCCGCACACGCGGCCGTCCACGCACCACCGGAATACAACGTTGAATCCGCCTGAATGCGGGTGAGTACCGCCCGCGCAACAACCGCGCCGTTCATTCAACCCCCCGAATCTTTACAACGTATCCGGCCTGTTTGAATCCGAAATTGATACCGCGAATGAACGCGGCGCGCATGTCCGCGTTGTTGCGTGACCATTCCAACGCGGGCCGCATGAACGGGCGTTTGGGCATTTGCACCAATGGTTTCAGCACAAAAATCGGAACATTGGTTTTTTGCCGTTCAACGCGTTTGCCTTTCGCGTTTGTGGCATACCAACGGGCGGTCACCTTATCTTCACCAATGGCCATCAAATTCCCGCGTTTGGATTTGAAGATGCGGAACGGCCCAACATCACGAATCGATTTCGTACCAATTCGCAGGTTCAATTCTTTGGCCTGATCGTTGACGGCAACGCGCAAATACTTTTTATTCACGGGCCGGATCGGCCCTCCGAATTCGTGCAATGCACCGTATTTGATCGATGAACCAACACGCGCCACAATCGGGTTGCGCATTTGGTATGTGATCGAATCGCGCAACCCGCCAAGTTTTTTCGCGGGCGGTGAACCTATGGGCGACGGTTTGAATTTTCCCATTGCCGGGAATGATTCCTGCACATGCCGCACGACGCGTTCCGCCATCCGTTGCACGCCAAAGCCCGCGGCAATTTTGGTAGCCTGAATGAACGGTTGCCATTGTGCGAAATCAAACCGCGGCATTCATGTTTCCCGGAATACGTTCAATTGATATACCCGCCCTGCTGAACACAAATTCAATGGTTCGCCGGTCACCTGATACATCACACCATCAACCGTGATGGTGGCAATGTGGTTGATGATTGAACCCGTGTTGGTTCCCGTTGATGTTGTCGGCGCAAGAAAGATCGTGATTTGTGTTGTTCCCGTTTCGCGTTTGTAAATCGCTGAATCTGATGTGCTACTCGGTTGCACGAAACAACGAACGGTGTACGTTGTCGATGCCGTCAATTCAAACGCGCCGGATGTTTCTTGCCCCGCCGTGCGCGTGGTCACCGTTGCGGATTGTTGCAACAACCCCAACGGAATCGGCATTGATGAACCGGCAATCGGCATTTCAAATCACCCCCGCGCCGCGGAACGTGCTGAACAAATGCAATTGCGCGCGCGCCGCCTCATCCGGTGTGGCGTATGTGACGGAATACGCGCCCAACGATTGCGAACGCAACGCGGTATCACGCCCGATGGAAGAATACAAACCGTCAACCATTCGGCAAATTGTGCCCTTCACATCCGCCGCGGGCGCGGCCGTGACGTACACCACTCGCACCCTTCCCCACCGCGGCATCCATTGCCACGTTGAAATCACTTCACGATCCGAATCGGCATCACGAACAACGCGCCCGTTTTGCGTGCCGTTGTATGTGACGATTCCGAAACGCGCATCAACACGGTATTTGGTTGAATCAATCGCATCGCCCAACGTGTTGTCATCGTTGATCGGTGTTATCGATGTGACCGATGACACCGGGAATTCCCGCAATGACAATTCACCGGAATCGGTTTGATAATCTTCCGTCCGCGTTGCCGCCTCAAACCCGTTGGACAAATCACGATCACACATGCGACGTAATGCCGCGTGTGCCTCATCAAGTATGTTTTGCAGGCGGGTATCGTCCGCGGTTCCGGTGATCCCTGCATGCGTTTTGTATTCGGCCAACGTGACAATTGCCACGGTTCACCCCACGTTCATACCGCAAGGACGGATGTCATCGGAACATAATTGATGAACGCAATTTCCAATTGAACGGTTGTTCCCGTTCCCGTGATTGATGCCGCGGCGGTTGTGGTCAATGGCAACACCCATGAACACCCGCGCAAATCGAAACCGCAACCAATCGCCAAATTGGTTCCGCTGATTTCGCCGTTGACGTCGGTGTATTTGTACACCGAATCCCTGATGTTATTTGTTCCGTCGATACCGTAACTTGTGCCAACGGTACTCATGATCACCGAATCCAACCGCATGAATCGCATCGTACCATCGTTGGCAAATGCGCCCGTTGATTCCGTGTATCCGGCCTCCGGCCCATATACACCATATAAAGACACCGCCGCGGGTGTTGCAATCGCGGTGATTCCAACCGAATACCGCGCACGCGCCAACACGCGGTTTGCCCACGGTGGCACGCGGCACGGTTTCACGTTGCTGTTGGAATACGTCGCGGGTGTGCGCAACACGGTTGATGTTTCCGCGGTTGCGGTCAAATCGGAATGAACAACAACCCAATCCGTTTGAGCGTATCCCGCATAGCACACCGGGCCGCCCGTAATGTTTCCACCAATTCGCACGCCCGCGCCCATGTGATTCCCCTTTTTGCAATGTCAAACGTTCAACGAAACCCGTGCCGCGATTTTCACCGCGGCAACGGGCGAAAGAAAGGGAAGAGTTTACGGAATCAATTGTTGCGCCAAACCGCGTTCGGATGCGGTGGTTGGCGTGACTTCCGCGCGGTGCAACAGACACACCGATGACACCAACGATGCCGCCGCGCCCGGATCCGCAACCAATTTCAAATATCGCTTGGTTTTGCGCAAATCGATAAACGCAACAAACACCTTGTTGTCATCGGTTGACGTGACCGGATCAACGAACGTGCCGCCCGTGATGGCCGCGAAACCTGAACCCGATGTATCGGAATGGCCCACGGACAATTCATCCATGGTTGCACCCAACAGGCCCGACTGAACAATGACCGTGGCGTAGTCAAAACCAAGGGTATCAACCTCGGTGGTTGTGGCCGCGGTTCCGTTCACGCTGATCGGTGACAACATCGCCGCAAATTTGATGTTTTGTGTATCAATCATGTCTCAAATCCTTTCAATATATTACGACGTGGCCAAACAAACAACCGCGCCCGGAATGCGTGCCGATGCCGTCGCGGATGCGTTGCCGACATCGTGAACGGTCACACCGAAACGGTTGACACCGCGGAATGCGGTGGTATCGGATTGGAAACCAACGGACGCATCCGTGGCGATTTGCATTCCGCCACCAACCTGAATGGCCTTGGCCGCAAGGTTGAACGCGCCGTACAACGCGCAAATTTGCGTCCCGGCGGTGATGCGCGGCATGACCTGCGAGAACACAACGGGCGCGCCAAGGAAAATCGGTTGGCGGATTCCGTTTGCGATTTCAATCGACGTGACACCGCCCGCGGCCAACGCAAGGCGCGCCATCACGTTCCAATAAAATTCCTTGTGAACAACCCACACCGGGTTTGCCGAATCGACATAGGAAGGCGCGCGGCCAACCACCGCCTCAAAATCGGCCAACGTCAACGCGGAATAGGATGAACCTGAACCGACAACGTATCCGG